CATCATCACCTGAGATTCCATGATTATGCGCGTTGCCGCCACCTGTATATGACGTATTATACATCCTTTTTGCAGATTTTCCACCACTATGATCTGGACTATCATTTCCAGTACTATGTTCCCACATATAACCACCATTTTGTGCCATAGCGTGATTATGTGATGGTATCTCATTAACACTTAGGGTATGTCCATCCACACTTAACCCAATAGTCCAACTCCCCCCTGTTTTCCCTCCATCAGCTTCAGTGCTTGTATTTACAAGAGCCCGATCATTGTCCTCACTCACAAAAGTCCATCCCGTAGGAACTGAAGATTGCTTAAAAAGCATCTTAGTGCCTGATGGAATAGCATTGATACTCCCACTTCCAGTAAGCTGCACCTCATTTCCATTTTCATCATAATAGAACAACTCAGCAACGCTGTTCACATCTTTAGCATAGATGATTCCTCTATCAGCTTCTCCACTCCCGCTATAGGCTCCGACTCTAAGAGTAACCTGTTTATGTTCTCCGTGATCATTATTCGTGCCTGATAGATCCATATAATGATCTAAAGCAAACCTCTCACGAATAGCTTTTCTAGTGCTCCGTATTCTCAATGCGCCTTCAGACGCATCATCTGTATCAGCAGGAGTAGTTTCAAAAGAACTATTCCAAGTATATGTATGGGCCATTATTTAACTCCCTTGATGAAAGGATTTGCCCAGTATTTTCCATGTCCAATGCCTATGTTATCAGGATGCTTAACTGTGCTATCTGTATCCTTAGCAATTTCTTCTTCCATCGCTTTTCGAATGTTATAGTTTGCAGTGTTATACCAACGAGAAGCCTTGTCATGCTCTCCTAGAGTATTAAACGCCCAAGCAGTTGCCATAGCTATAAGAATATCATCCTTATGATCGAAGTCGGAAGCAACATCAGAATTAGAACTAAAAGCTGTAGCCCATGCTACATATCTAAGCTGAACAGGATATTGTTTCTCAGGGATTCTCCATATTTCGATAGTATTACGGTAGGAAGTATATACAGAAGGTGTGTATTCAGAATACCACTCAGGATAAGGAATAAACTCATCGAACTGCCTAGGCGTCATATATTGTAGTTTTCTTGAGCGAGAATCTTCAATAATACGAATTGACCTAATATCACGTGGAGTGCTAGGAAGGCTGATGATCTTAACACTAGGCTCTATAGTAGCTTGAACAAGAGTCTCAAGATCAGACCAGGGATATAACCTAACAAGCTCATCTTGAGCAAAGTTGAGGAAATTAACTATTCTAGCATCCAGATCAGTTCTATTTCCTAGATTCGCGCCGATTTCTGTCTCTAGTTCAGATCGTGTCAGCGTTCCCATATTGCCTCCAAGAACTACTTGAACTGCTCAGGCGGCAACATCTGTTGTAGTTCTTCTTCTGTCTTGTCGTGATAGGTAACAGGAGGAATGAATAGCCTCTCTCCTGGATCTTCATATCCTTCATACATCAAAGCATCTCGCCAGGTAGGATCACCAATTCCATGTGCGCGGAGAATCCATTTTCTAAAAACTGTTTGAACTGTAAGGTCGTCTTGTGGTCCTTCTGGTGTCTCAGTAGCTCCTATCAAAGCATCTAGTTTCTGCTGTAGGTCAAATGTATACTGTGTATGTTCCCACTTAGATGAGTCAGGAAACCTTAACTCCATTTCAGTGCAGCCTCGTTTTAGAACAACCTTCGCATTACGTAACTTATTATCTGCTAAAGCTGCTTTGATGAGTTGGTAGTATTGTAGACCTTGCCTGAAAGATTCAGCATAAACAAATCCAGCATATCTATGCGGCGTAAAATCCCTAATATCCATTCCACATTTAGAAGGCATATTAAGGCTTACGAGCATATCTCTTAACTTGAATAGATCAAGAACAGTCTGTTTAGATGGATCAGTATGAGTGACTATCATACACTTCCAACAATTCTGACAACCAGTAGGAACAAAGTTGAAATATTCAAAATAAATCTGATGCCAAAGCAAACAGTCTCTAAACATTCCTCGCTTGATAAAATACCAAGGAGTTTGAAGATTGCCTGGAACAATGGTGACAACAAGTTTTCCTCGCTCGTCTAGTTTTAGAGTTCCTTTGCTAATAAGATTTTGGATAACATTTGCTAACCTGTCATCACCATTCCAGAAGTCGTTGAACAGAATACTTCCTATTGTGGCCCTCGCGCCTGTCTTTTCCAACAACTTACGATGCGCTTCAGAATTAGACATGATCCTCGCTCCATGTTTTGTTATAGGTTAGACTCTAGGATAGTTCAATGCAGCGGCGACAGTAGTGCTAGAAGCAGAAGCTCCAAGCGCACCGGCAGCAGCCATTCCTACAATCTCTGTATTACTGGTAGAATCTGCCGAGATAGTTCCAGTAGTCCCAACTGCATAAACAGTTCCCCCAACAGCAATACTCGCAGTCCTGCTCGATTTCGCCGGAGTAACAACTGCTGAATGGAGTCCCCGGACCTGGAACCATCCGTAATCACTAGCACTGAAACTGCCTACCGCGACTGCAATCCTAGCTACTGCAATACTACTCTTATGTGCGAGCTTCATCGCATACATAGAGCTTGCACTATAACCGAATTGAGCCACTTCTCCAGCAGCAACAGCCTCAGTAGCCTTTCCATAGACATACTCGTTATCACCTTCGGGACGAACTGTGCCGACAGTTTCCTTATCAGCAGTATTCGTTTCAGTCAGCTTGGTGATAAACACACGTTTCATTCCCTGTGCCATAAATTTACTCCTTACGACGCGGTGTCAATGTTGTAGATAACGCCCTGGCAGAGCCGACGAGTCACAGAGAAGCAGCAAGCAAGGATAATCTGAGCAGCTCTATCGTTTACTTGATCAGGAATAGGCTTCCACTCAGTCATGTCAAAATACATGGCTGGATCATAGGTAAAATAGAGATACTTTGTATTCAGAAAATACATCCTTTGACTACACTGTGGGGACCAGATGATAGGCTTGCCCTTGAACTCAATGTTCTGGAAGCCAGCATCACCAAGAGTCCTGTTGTGAACCTGCCGTTGCTCTTCAGTTTCCCTGTCATACCATTCATAGGCAGTCTGGCTAGTGACAATAATATCCGGTGTATCCTGCTGCCTGTTATTTGAACAGTCATTCAGCATTGTCCGCATGTTGTTTACACCGTTAGTATCAAAGCTGGAACCAGTCATATCTGTAGCATTGCATTTCCACCAGGTATAAGTGGAACCATCAATGCCTCCAACAGATGCGCTGGTATTATCAGGAACAAGATCCTGTAGGCCGTTGATACTATCACCAGACTGCGACCCGAACAAGTCCTGTTCGAGCTGATCGACAAGTGAGTTTTGAGTGTTATTGAATTTACGGTCCATCAGCTTCATAATGGCAGCTTTGCCACGATTCTGCTGATCGTCTACGCCGAAACGAACCATAGAAGCAACGAGATACCGCCAGTTGTATTGAGCTTCAGTCAGGAACTCATAGTCATTTAGGCTAACAGCTCCACCTTTCCCAATCCACTGAACAGTATCGTTTTTCGCATACTCTAATGGCTCCATAATGAAGCGATGGCCACGTTCAGTTTTGAACTTGCCCTTTTGCTTCAGCCAATACCAAAACGGGGTAGCTGTAAAGATGTTGTCGGCTGCATCATCTTTGCGAAGCTCCCAGGTTGTGGTATACAAATTATCAAGTTTTTCAGTAAGAGTCAGTGCCATTACTCATTCTCCTTATATGTCATCGGAATCTCCAAACATGATTCTCCATGCCTCTTCCCCTGCCTGTTCTGACGAAAGTTTGCCTTTTTTCTTCGCTTCCTCAATCTTAGAACTAGATGGAACTAATCCACCAAAGGTATCATCAACAGGCTCTTTCGTCTTTGTATCAGTCTCCTTCGGTTTGTATTTTTTATCGACTTCCTTCGCTTTGTCGGGATTCTCGGATCGGGCAAGATTGTAAAGTTGTTTCATTGTGAGTGTGCCTTGAGTTCTTTTGTAAAGTTCCTTAATCTCGTCACGCCACTCATCAAGATCCTTTCCCTTGCCGACCTCACTGTTTCGTAGCTCATTAGCCTCTCGTCGCAGACGTTCTTCCTGAGTTTCTTGGCGATTGTAGTTTACTTCCTCTTTTAGTCCTCCAATCTCCTTTTGAAACTCTTTAAGAGCCTGCTTTTTGATATACTCAGCATACTCTTGCCTGCTCATCATTTCTATGTTTTGCGGTGCTGGTTCGTTGTCGTCCTCAGTTTTGTCTGGATCTTTTGAAGGCGTCTGGTGGTTGGCTTGAAGCTCACGGATTTCTTTGATCGCTTCCGCGTTCCCTTTCGTAGCCTGGACAACCTGTTGGAGAATGGACTTGACTTCTTCAATGTCTTTGCTCGCTTTGTCATCCTTTGGCTCGCCTCCTGCACTGGGGTCATTATTAGGATCATTATTTGTATCATCCTCGAAATCAGGATCGTCGTCGCCTTGGCAGTAACTCATAGGCCCGTTATAGTAGAAATAATCTTCTTCCAAAACAGGCAACTCGTCTTGAGTCATGTCCATTACGATCTTGGTGTAAATCTTTTCGCCTTGCATACTAATCCTCCTCTGGGATGTTGCCTTTTAGAGTTTCTTTGCGTAGTCTAGTCCTTTCGCGGATTATTCTTTTCTTACATGATTCAGCGTTTCGTGGATTAAAATGCTTCCATTTGTTAAGTTTAACATCAATGTCGTTCCCGTTGAAAACAATGATTGCATAAGGGCAATCATTAACATCTACGCCTTGTTCTTTATACTCCTGTGTTAGACTGTTAAGCAAACTCTCAAGTTCTTCGCTCATACTAAACTCCTAAGTATCCATCGTCCAGCCTCGCATAGCAGTCATGTTGCCTGCACACCTCTCGCAGGTGTCGCCTGTTGTGTATGTAGATCGGTTGATCCGCAATATGTTCCCACCAGCCTTCTACAAAGTTTCTATATTTGTGTCTGGTTCCTAGTAGTTGAGTAGCTTTATTGTTGCATAGTGGGCAAAATGAAAATCTTCTTTCTTCCTGAATTCTAACGTCCTCAAATTCATGTTGACAGGATTCGCACCTGTAGTCTGACAGAATCATTTTTATCTCCCTAATACAGCGTCATATTGTATATGTATGTGATTTTTTTCTAAAACTACTTTGAACCAAGAGGGCAGTTCGGATTGAAGCTCTTGATATACTGCTCTGCGATTCTTCTTTCTAAAATATCGCGTTCTTATGTCAATGGCAAGCCCATAATAGTGTAATGATCCCGCGCTGTGCGCTCCATCTAAACCACTTGTAATTACTAGTTCTTTTTTATACTTCGTATAAATTCTGTCTGCTGTTACCAATGCCGGACGCATTCTTATATCTAATCCGGCAATCGTCGCTCCACGTTTGATTTTCATACTATGTTCCTAATTGAGCAGGAATAGGTAGTCCTAAAGGCCCTGCTCGGTTTAGTATGTTAGTATATTGCCCGATGTTCAAAGCTCTTTGTTGTGTTGCTCCGGCTCTTGGAGGCATTCCACGCATTAAGTTATCGTATTCTACGCCATGCATTTCTCGCAACAAGTATCTAGTAAGTTCAACAGGATCAACAAGAGGATTCTCTTTGAATATCTGATAAACTTCTATTGCTTTTGCCTCTCGCATTTCCCGTGTCTCAGGAGTAGCAGTATCAGGATTTATGTCTAGTCTATATGCACCATTAGCAAGCATGGCAGGAGAAAATCTAATCCACATAGGAATCCCACCAGGGCCGACAACATCCATGACTATTTCTACATCCCAAAGTTTGAAAATAAGAGAATGGATAAGTTTGAAAGCTTCAGTGATTTGATCTGCTATTAGGTCTCTTCTTTCATCAATGCGAATGTCTACTGCTTCTTGGACTATTCTGGATTCTGTGGCTGTGGTATTAGTCTTAGGATGATATTCTCCGAATTGGTTACGAGAAAAACCTAATTCTTCTCGCACATCGTTCATTGTAAGTTCGCCTGCTTGGATTAAATCCTGTGGGATATTTGATGCCTGAGCTTCTCTTACTTCATCATAAGGATTCCCGTCAACATCTACGACAGAGCCAACGTCCTCGCTGAGCATTTTAGCAGCTTCTTCCTCATTGATAACTCCACGACGAGCGAACCATTTGGCTATTGCTAGACGCCTGTGTTTCATTGTTTGAGTTTTGATCTCATTTAATTCAAGCTGTCTAGGTTCTAGTATTTGGCTATCAGGAATCCCCCAAAAGACTTCATCATCTTCATTAAAACAAATAGGAAAATATTTAAAACCGTGAAGCTGTTGGAACAAGTCATCTTGATCAAGAAGCGGTTGGTTTACATCTTCTGTAACGACCATTACTCGTTTATTCTTTTTATCTTGAATCTCATACAGATCAACATTCTCTCGATAGACTTGTTTTTCTAGTCCTATATCTGAGGCACTAGGATAAGTGGGGTTGATTTTTTGCCTGTGTTTAAATCTTGGATCATGTCTTACGTCCTCTACAGGTCGAGTGACTTTATGTGCGCACCAGGAAGCATCGTCTAAATCTTCTGTTTCATCAGGAACGACGAAGTTTGCTGGCTGGACACGTTTGATCCAAGGCATGTTTGCTTTGATCTTGCTGTT